GGACCGCATAGTTCCATGGTTGTACCTTTATTTCATTATCTGGTATGATACTGAACTTGCACTTGCCACCAACATAGGTAAGATTGCGGTGATTGACGTATCCACCATTCCTGACGGATGGGATGTTGAGAAATGGTTCTATTACGCACGCGCGATGCGAGTCGGGTTTGTAAACTCCATGAACGAGGGTAACAAACGCATGGGTATCAACCAGAACATGTCGACCTTGAACAAGGAATTGAATCTTGAAATGGGTAACTACATCCAGTTCAACATCCAGTTGCTTCAGGAGATTGAAAGAAAAATACAGAATACAGCGGGTGTTCCTCCACAACGTCTTGGTGCGATTACCAACCAGGAACTTGTAGGTAATGTGGAACGAAGCCTAGTACAGTCAAGTCTTGTGACTGAGGATCTTTTCAGAATGCACACACTTACAAAACTTGACGCATGCACTGCAATTTTAGAGGTTGCTAAAGACGTGTACAAGAACGGGTCAAAAACCTTGCAGTTTGTAACAGATGATCTTCAGGACATTCTTTTCCAGATAGACGGAGAATCATTCAACAATGCGGATTACGGAGTGTTTGTCACGGATGACATGAAAGACATGGAGGTTCTTGAAGCGATGAAGTCGCATGCAAAGTTTGCTTTGCAGAATGACCAGATGGCTTTCTATCAACTTGCCGACATATACACTACTGAGTCTGTAAGTGAGGTTCGTGCGGAACTCAAGAGATACTACGAATCAAAACAACAACAAATGCAGCAGCAGCAGGAGCAACAAATGCAGGTACAGCAACAACAGATTGCCGCACAACAGCAAATGCATGCTGAGGATATGGAACTTAAACGTTATATCAGCGACAGTACGAACGAAACGAAGATACAGGTAGCGGAGATAGGGGTGTTCAGTCGCCAACAAGAACTTGATTTGAATGGCGATGGTATACCGGATCCTGTTGAATTGGCTGGCCAGGCTCTTAAAGAGCGTGAAGCGCAGTCCAAAGAATTCATTGAACGACTCAAACTCCAAGCAGAGCAAATCAAACTCTCTTCCGAGAAAACGCTTAAGCAGCGGGAACTTGACATTAAGACAAAAGAAATTGCTTCAAGAGAGAAGATTGCATCAGAAAAAGCCCAAACAGCCTTGAAAGTTGCAAAAACCAATAAGAACAAGTACGACAAGAAATAATGGTCGACAAGCGGATTGCTGACATACATAATAACAAAAGGGCTAAAAAGGGATACAAGTATTCTTCCAGCGACGGCAAGGTTTACATAGGGCTTGAGACAGGAAGGCTCAAGCTTTATGAACCTATAACTGCTGCTACTGTACAGAATATAACAAATACTACGGTAGAATCAACAGAGGTACAATCCGTCACAGGATTGAATACCGACAATACCGATCCTGCAAATCCTGTCATACAAATATCCGTTGACGGGGTTACAATCACAGGTGCAGGTACTCCTGCAAGTCCATTGGTCTCCATGGCTGGTGGAGGGATTGTCATGTCAGTCACTGATGATGGCAACGGGGTTGTATCAGTGGACAACACTGATCCAGCCAATCCGATTATAAAATTCTATGGTGTAAATGTTGATGGAGTCACTATAACAGGTGACGGTACTGCATTGAATCCACTTGTCGCCGCGGGAGCATCAGGATTCACATATAGTAAGACTCTTGTAAATACAACACCTTATGCGATTGTCCCCACATCAGGATACAATGTGTATAATGTGGATGCCGCTGCAGGAGCCATAGTGCTGAACTTTCCCACTGCTGTTGCAAATACGGCATGGTATGTTGTCAAAAAAATAGATTCATCCCTTAATACGGTTACTCTTACTCCCAACGGGGCGGAGACAATTGACGGAGCAGTCAACAAGATAATCAAGTTTCAAAACACGAGTGTCGACATATACAGTGACAACTCGGATTTATTCTTAGCATAATGGCATATTTGGAGTCAGTAATAATAAGGGATACAGGTGGTACGGAAGCTGATGTCACCGCAGCCAACGCCTTAAAGGTTGACGGTTCAGCCGTTACTCAACCAGTCACCGTTGTGGGAGGTACTGTTTCCGCATTGGTTGATTTGCAACAGGATGTGTTCAATGAACTTGTTATTGCAAGCAGGTACAATCAGGTTGAGATTAACTATGCAACCGCGGACCCTGATTCTATAAGTGACCTTACGGTTACAAAAACTAGCGGTGGGGATGCTTCCAATCTGAATGGTCAGGCTGTATTCACATCCAACGCAAATACCAATGGTGGGGTAAAAGCTGTCACAACCCTTTCTGTGGCATACAGACCTCAATCTGAATCATACGCCTCTTTTTCAGCTATATGGCCATCTGGAGGTCTTGCCAATTCATATCAGCGTCTTGGCATATATGATACAAACAATGGATTTTTCATAGGCTATGAAGGAACGTCTTTTGGTGTAACCTTGCGTAAGGCCGCCGTTGATACGTTTATTGCACAGGCTTCATGGAATGTGGATACTCTTATTGGTGGTGTTGGTTCCAAATACACACGCAATGGCGTACCAGAAGCCATTGATTTTACCAAGGATAATATCTATAGGATGCGTTTTGGATGGTTAGGTGCGGCCAATGTCTATTGGGAAACCATGAGTCCTGATGGAGAGTGGGTGTTGTTTAATGTTTACAGGCATCCCAATACCACAGGTGGTACATCAATAAACAATCCAGATCTTCCAATGACCCTGGATATCAAGAAGACTGGTGCAGGCGCCACTGTTCTTACTATGAATACCGCTTGTTGGGCAGGAGGTACTACTTCTCCTTACACAAAACTGTCAAGTACCATTACTGACAATACGGAAGCCAATATGACAAGGGCGGTCATCGCTGGTCGCGCAAGTACAGGTGGTGGTACATATTACAATGTAAAAGTCACTCCATCAGGTGCGATTGTGACAGCAGGGGCGGAGGTTTATCCTGAAGATTCAGCTCATGCTTCTGGAGATGAAGGTGCATTTATATTAGCTATAAGAAACGATGACCAATCTTCCATACTTACAGGCACAAACGGTGATTACAGCGGCATATCCGTTGATGACAGGGGTCGTATAGCGATAGTAGGTGGACAAAGCGTAAACCTTCCACATATAGGAGGCGCTCAGACAATGGGCGCTGTTGATAATATAACAGGCAACGTACTTGTAACAAACATATATGACCTATCAAACAATGATGCTCTTGTTGTAGGCCTTGTTGATGCAAATGGAGACTTGGTTCCTGCGGATAAACTTGCTTCTAATTTTTCAGTACAAGCTACTCAATACGCACAAGATAGTCCTGGAAACTCAGGAGACATTGGTACATTCATACTTGCTGTACGCAATGATGCTAATATTGCTATAACTTCTGCTGATTTTGACTATTCTCAGATTTCAGTAAATGACAAAGGTGCTGTTGCAATCCAAGATGGAGGAAATTCAATCACGGTTGATGGAACAGTGGGGGTCAGTGGAACAGTTACGGTATCTGGAACTGTGGCTGCAACACAAAGCGGAACTTGGGTATTGGGAGCGAATTCTGGTGTTGACATTGGAGATGTAACGGTAAATAACGCAGGCGGTGCATCCGCTGTTAATATACAGGATGGAGGGAATAGCATTACCGTTGATGGTACAATAGCTTTTTCAAATACAACTATAGCTGTAACAAACGCAGGAACATTTGCTGTGCAGGCCGCCCAGTTTGGTTCATGGTCTGTAACCAACCTTGCAAACAGCGGAGTTGACATTGGTGATGTAACCATTAATAATGCTGCAGGAGCTTCCGCGGTAAACATTCAAGATGGCGGTAACTCCATAACAGTTGACGGTACGGTTGCTGCCACTCAATCTGGAACATGGAACGTGGTTGCTGCTGGTGATGTGGCTCATGACTCACCTGACTCAGGCAACCCAGTCAAGATTGGATTTCAAGCAGAGACCGCATTACCTGCTGCTGTAGCCAATGGCGATAGGACAAATGGAATATCTGATCAGTTTGGAAGGCAACTTGTTACGCATATCTCCCCAGGTATGCAGACATGGAAATCCGCAAACTACACAACGACTCAGACAGGTGTTGCTGTTTGGACCCCTGCTTCTGGTAAGACTATTGCTGTTACATACCTTGCAGTCAGTTCTTATGCCACTACCACTGGTCGTGTGATCGTATGGTTTGGTGCGTCAGGGGATACTACTTATACAGCAGGTACGGACCAACTTGTATGGGCAGGATCTTTTGCTCCTGGTACAAGTTCCAAACCTGGTGCGATATTGAACTTTCCAACCCCAGTATTCAGTGCAAACGTGGATTACATCCTGCGTGTTACAACGGATGCCAACATATCACTTGATGTTTCAGTTTATGGATATGAATTCTAATGGATAAGATAATTGAACTTGTAGATAAAACAGACACTGGGGTTCAGATAAACCTCATTGCAGAGTTAAACGTATATGAACTAGGCGTACAGGTTGGGCAGTGGTCAAGGTCTCCTTTCAGCTTCCCTTCAGGGATGCCTGACCAGGACATCATTGATTCCATACAGCAGAACCAATACGCACACTACTTTGAATAATGGCAACAACTACTAACAGATACCTTGCGTATCCTGCCGCCGCAAACGGTATATCACGCGCTTCATCAGGTGGGGTGGCTTGGTCATTCTCAGCTTGGACTGAGGTTGTACCTGCATCAACCATAACCGCTGATTTCTATATCGCAGGTATCACATGGGCGTGGCATACTCCTGTGGCAGTGGCAGATACCACATACTCATGGTTGATTGAACTTGGTACAGGTGCGGCTGCAGCTGAGACAACCATCATACAGGTTCCATCCAACGTAAGGGGTGATACCTTGGTTGGATATGTTCCATCCATGAACGTCATGTTTCCTGAGCCTAAGTTTGTTGCCGCCAATACAAGAATTTCGGTGAGAGTGGCATACTCTCTTGCCACCACATCCAACACCCTTACAGGTATCAAGATAATCTATCAGATCCCCTAATGGCATTAGATGACATAAACGCATTCCCAGCGGATGCCGCTGGTATAACACCAACATCAGCTGCTTCAGTATGGGGATTTGGTTTGTGGACAGAACTGACCACTGGTTTTGCATTTGACATATACATCATATCCTTGTCATTTCAGATAACCAACATACCTGCTCT